TCTTACAGTTTCAGTTCTAGCAATTTGATATGCTCTTTTTTCCTTACTTATAGATAATACTTTTTTACCATTTACTTCTATATATCTATCCTTCAAACCAATCTTTTCAATATCTTTAGCAATAGCTCTTAATCCTTTTTTTTCATTGAAAGCATCTTTCATAACATTTCTTAATTTTTCAGTTTGAGCCTTACCAAGTTTACCCATAGCAATTTCTTTTCTACTTGCAGCTTTTAAATCTGAAAAATTATCTAATGCAATTGTTTCTAAAATATCTTGTTTATATTGATAATATTCTCCAACCCATTCATCTAATGTATAATCAGTATCTAATTCTTCATACATATCATTAACCATTTCATAAGCAACATCTTCTTCTAATTTAAATTTATTAATTGTAGCAAGTTCAATTTCTTGAGGAGCTTTATTTAATAAACATTGTTCTTCAATAAAAGAATTTATTTTATGCTCTTTTTGTATTTCTTTCTTTTGTTGTTGAAATAAATTAGATTTATTATCATCTTTTTGTTGTTGTAATTGTGTTTGATTATTAAATGATTTTTTCTTTTCTCTATTATTCCTTCTCATTAGTTTTTCATTCTCTTTTTTAATTTCATCATAATCAAATCCATCTAATTCTGCTAACTTTCTTTCATATTGCATTCTCATACCTTCACTTAAAGAATTACTACCTGCTAGTGTCGCAATATAACTAGCTCGTAAATTATTAATATCTTCTTCAGTTGGTTTATTCCAAACAACTTTATATTTTCCATTTTTCTTACCATGTAATTCTAAAATTACATCAAATATTTGTGTTTTAATTGTATACCCAATTTGTTCTTTATACGCATTAATATTTCTTTCAAAACCTTGATCTTGAACATCTGATGAACCTGAATAACCTCTATCTGAACCGAGAATAACTTCTGGAACTTGAAAAGCATAAGATAACAATTTTAAATCATTATTAATAATACCTTCAAATTTATCACCAACGTTACCAAAGTCCAATACTTTCATTTCACAATCTGGACCTGTAACCCATTCAGTACATTCATTCATATATTGTAATTTTTTACCAAATCCATCAATATCAGCTTGTTCTGGAAATATCTCTTTTTCTACGTTACCTAATTTAGCATGAATTGGAGAATTAGCTTTTCTTCTCATATATGTATGCATAGCAGATTGAGCATTTAAAAAATCATTAATAGTTCCTAATGCTCCGAATACGATTCCCATTCCATAAGCAGAACTACCAATTTCATTAATATTAAGTTGTATTATATTTTCTTTATTAACATCAGTAATTTTATTACTATCTATTTTTCCAGTACCACCAGTATATTGTTTATAATTAATTATATTACCATAATCATCTCTAATAACATACATTGTATTAGAATTAACAACCTTTATTTTATCCATAGTTTCCAATTCTGTTAATCCAGCAATTTCTAAATAACCAGAACCCTTCATTAAACCTTCTCTAAACCAAGGTCTTAAAAAATATTTAAAATTAGTATCATCTACCCATTGTTCTAATATTTCTTTAATTTCTTCATCGTCTGATTGAATATATAAATCTGTACCTACAGTAAAATCTTGTATTTTATCTATAATAGAATTAGCAATAGCGAATTTTTTAGTAACCTTTTCTACTACAGAATAATCAAAAGGATGAGCTTCACCTAATTCTTCTTTAAATAGTTTTTCAGTTATTTTATCCTCGGAAGTAAGTTTAGTTTTAAATTGCTCAGTAAATAACATACTTTTAGTAACAGTTTCAGGTTGATAGAATCCACCGAGATGTTTATTTGTATCTGTCATGAATGTAAAAGTGAAATAATGAATATAATAAAATATATTATTTTATTTATAAACATATAAAAATAAATTATATAATTAAGTGGTATGATTAAATCCAGCAATTAAAGGACGTCTGCTACTTGAACCACCGACATTAAAATATTTAGCTGCCAAACATATAGCATTTACTATATCATCATGGGTTCTACTTTCGTGAGAAATTTTAGGAGTTCTAGTTGGATCATTATCTTTAAATGTTCTACTAATTGATAAAAATTGATAATACATTTTCTTTATAATAGCATTATCTTGTGTTCTATAATCTGGTAAATATAATTTACTTTCTGGTCGTTGCATTAATAATTTTAAATTATTAAATATTTCAGCTTTAATTTTTTGAGTATACCAAACACCTTCAACCTTTCCTGGTAATTTACCTTTCAAAATATCAGTTACTCCAGCACCTAATCCAGTTTCATCAATATAGATTTTTTTGAAATTAAAGAATTTATGTAGATATAAAACACGTCCAATTAAATCTCTTAAATCTGGAGTATGTAATGCTTCCATGTATGTTACAAATATATTAGTTGAACTAAAAGGTTGTTCTAAAACAACTAATGCTGATTCATCAGCTCCAGTTCTTGCTGGATCACATCCTAAAATAAAAGTAGATTTACGGTTAAATTCTCCACGCGGATACATATCTGGTAATTTACCTTTAGCCATTATAAAACTCTCAACAAAGGATAATTTATCATTACCTCATTTAATAATTCTGTAGGAAAGAACATTGAAACTGAGTCTATAAATTCAGCATCATATTCTGTTCTAAATTCAATATCTGTTAACTGTGACTTCTGCTCATCAATAAATTCTTGAGTATATTGTCCAGCTTTAACACAATCTTGCCATATAACATTTATAACATCATAATTATCATCTTCAAAGCAAGATCTATAAAAATGATTTCTTAATAAAGGAGTACCAATTTTAATTATTTGTCCAACATTACCTTTAGATGCAAGCATAGGAATTAAAACAGTATTAACAATAAGGTCAGACATAATTCCAGCTTCTTCAATAACTAAAATATCACAAGTATAACCTCTAATTGTTCGACCTTCAGGTCCACAAGGTAATGATATAATTCTAGAACCATTATTAAATACCATTTCTTTTTGAGTATCCTTTTTAATTAACGCACTTAAATCTGGATTATGATCTACTATTTCTCTTATCTTTAAATACATTTCATTACTCTGATTTTGTGTAGGTGATACAACATTAACTGAAATTCTACCTAATATAACCCTTAATAAAATATATATTGCAACTATTTGCGATTTACCTGCTTGACGACACCATTTTCCGGCAATACGATTACGTTTAAAACACTTTCGAATGAATTTCTTTTGATAGAAATGTAAATTAAATTTAAAAAAGAAACTAATAAAATCAAAAGCTAACTCAGGGTTTTCTTTTAATTGTTCATATGTTAAATTCATTTTCCAGGAACCTCGTCTATTATTAGTATTCCTTCTTCTTGTTCTTTGGCTAATTCTTTTCTTGCACTTAACCAAAGTTTAAGTTTATTATCAAATCCTTCAACATTCATATTAACATTTTTCTGTGTTGCTGGATACCAAACTTTTTTAATATTGATTAACATATCAACCATTTTAGAATTCATTCCAAAATCATCATGTATTGTTGCTTCGTTACCGCAAGCTTCAATAAATTTAGAAGTAAGATCACGAATACGATTTTCTGTTAAAACGTATTCTTCATCTCCTTTTTTAATTATTATTTCGTCTGTCATTTTAAAAAAATAAAAAAGAAATAAAAAAGCAAAGTATTACTACTCTGCCTTTTTATCTGCTTTCTTTATGAAATTAATTTTTTCAGAAAAATATTCGGCTATGAACTTTTCCATTGCCTTGAATTCCTCATCATCGTTCTCTTTGTTTATCGGAACAAATACTGTTATTCCATTTCCTTTTATTTTACTTTTAAACTTATATCTATAACCAATAATAGTTGGTTGTCTGATACCATCAAGTAATTTATCTTCCTTTTCAGTAGTTCGTTCTATAAAAACAAATCGAGTAGTATCCCCATATTCATCTAAACCTGAAAGATCGATTTTGTAATTAGCAGCAGTAACACCTACAGATGTATCAATATCTCTGTATTTTTTACTAATGGAATCTTCAAAATCTAATCTTGCACAATATGAATCATATGGTTTATATTGTAACTGATATTCACTAACCTTTTTTGCTAATTCTTTTAAGAATATTTGCATCGGTGATACTTTTCCTAATTGTACAGCATCAACTCTTTCCTCTTCTGTTAGTTGTCTAAAAAATGCCATTATTCTTTATCAAGAACGTCTTCAGCAACTATTTCCTCAACACCATTTTCAATTTGATCTGTTAAAATATCAATTGTTTTTTTAGTTTCCTTAATATCTTTTTCAATATTCTTCTTTTGTTTTTCTAATTGCTTTATTTGTCTTTTGAAAACAATATCTGCAGTGTTAAGTGAATGCTGAATTGTAGGTAACTGAACTTGTTCAATATAATCTAATTCATCGTTAAGAACTTCTAAATTAACTTTAGAAAATCTTTGTTCATCCTCATTTAATTGTCTTTTTACCATTCTTATGACCTCCTTTCATCTCTGTCTGATCATCGAGCGAATAACATAGATGTATAAATTCCTGTATGTGAATTTGAACAAACTTAGATAAATCAAAGTGTGGATTTTGTGATAACCATCTATTCTGCGATGGTAATACTGATATTGATCTAATTTGATTCTTACTTGATTGTGGTTTCTTTAGTCTTCCCATTATTCTTGTATGTTATACGATTCATTAATTTTATTATATTCGTTTAGTATTTGTGGATAATGTATAATTAACCACGATTCTAAATCTAAGAAAGAATATGTTTCGTTTTGCATTTTATTTTATATATGTAGGAATTGGTCTAGAATCCTTTCCTATCATTTTCATTATTGCTATTTCGTCTTCAACCATTGATTGTTTCTTTCGTTCATAAACAGACATTTCAATATTAGCATAATCCATTA